GCAACATAAACTCAACCCATAAGACAACAGGCTAGAGAAAACCCAAGGAGGAAGGGAAAAGGGAAAAAAGGGTGAGTGTGACAGACATCTCTATCATGGCAACCGCTGAGCAAGAAGGATCGCCCCGCACATCGGATACCGAGGGGGAAGAGGAAGGCGAGAGGAGCCTCCCAGAGGAAGGGGGCGACGCAGGCGCCATCAGGTCTGAGGAAGATGTGAAGGAATTGATTAGAGAGCTCCACCCGGCAATAAAAGGGGATCACAGGGTGAAAGTCACTGTCAGGTTTGAGTACTCTGTGAAACAAGAGGGGTTGGCAGGTGATGACGGGAAAAGGATGCCCTCAAGTCACACCAGACGCCAGCTCCCAAGAATGATTGCCGCCATGGTCCCTAAGTATTCCGTCTATTTTGCCTTAGGCCTTGCCAAGGAAATACTGGACACAGGACTGGGCAACCTGACAAAAGATTTTGTGGTGAGATCTGATGCAGCCCTAAAAAAGTACCTTCTGAAACATATACCGGGGACCCAGGCTCGAGGGAGCTGGGACACACCGATGACCGTCATTCGCTACATGTCCATGAAAATGGAGGCCTGCGAGGTGCCGCTGACTCCGGGGAAAGATTTGGACAATGTCCTGTCCAAGTACGATTTCATGCAGCAGACCGAAGGGTGCCTGTCAAACCTGGCTGACTTTCAGACCTTCTTCCGGAAGGTATGTGTCGACGAGGCCAGAAGGAAGAGGACCCGAGATGTAGAGAGTCAAGCGGCCCGAGACAGAGAGAGAGCCCAAGTCCCCAGGGAGTATGTATTGTAAACACCCACCTCAGCAGGAAAACTCACCGACAGAGTGTAGAAAAAGAAGCAAGACACAGGCCAAGAAACAATATGAGTGTGACAGAGTGAACATTCAGAATGATTCAAGTCATCCTTGCAATTCTCCTTGTCACCGTCGCACACGGTCACGACTGTGGAAAGGTTGGGCAAGGGGACAAGGCAGAGGAGGTGCTCAAAGAACCGTGGTATCTCCCCCTGTGCATTGGGGACGAGTCCCACGCAAGGCTGATAAAGGACGGACTCGGGCTCCGATGCACTCCCTGTGTTGGCAAGGTATTCTTTCTCGAGGAGGGAAAATGCTCCAACGTTGCCTGCCCTCATCCCACTGTGGGTGTTGAGCTAATGATGATGATGCACTAGGAGGGGGTGCAGCGCACTGATCAGTGCAGTATAGAAAAAATTACAGAGCCAAACAACCCCAGCAATCAGAGAAGAAAAAGATGAGTGTGTCAGTGGACACACATGATGG